TTTCGTTAACTTGATTTGCTGCTTCAATGGCAGTTAAAGCTCCAGCACTTTCTTTTGCTTCTACTAAGGATATATCTGCCTGTAGTTGCTGAATTTGTAAGTTACGAAGTTGTTCATCTAACTGAAACTGTAAATTAGTAGCATCGAGTTTTAATTTAATATCTAGTACTCTTTGCTCTTGAGTAAGATTTCTAATTTCAGAGTTAAGGTTCTTAGTAGCAGATAGCAAATCTGTCTCAACTTTTTTAAAGGAAACTGCTAAATCCAATACTCTTCCAACTGCTGCTTCCATAGTTTTATTAAACACAGCAGCTTTTTCATTTATAGTAGCTAAAAAGCTAGCTTGCTGATCCAGGCTCATATTCTGATCAGCCATATACTGTCTTATTGCTTCGTTATCACCCTGAAGTTTAGCATAAATAGCACTAGTTTCTAAAAGAGTAAATAGTAGTTCATTCTGATTTGCGATTTGCTGCTCTTGAGTAGTGGCGATTTGACCAGATAAACTAACAACTCCTTCATAGAAAACAGTAGATTGTTTACTAATATCTGAGCTAAAGGTCTGTGAAATATTTTTCACAGCATTATCTAATAGCACTAATTCATTATATACTTCGGTAAATTTACGAGATTCTCCGCGTAAATAAAATATGTCTGCAGCAAGTTTCTCTACTGCAGCAGCAGCCTCTGCTGTAACATTGGTCCCCGCTTCAAGAGCCGCTTTTTGTTTTAAGTATTCCTCAGTAGCAAATGCAATATTAGATTCTAAGCTTGCTATTTGTGAGCCTAGATTATTTATACTTACGGAGCTAGCCATAAAGTCTTCAGTAACTGAATTAATAGTATTTTGAGCTATTATTCCTGTTTCTACCAGCCTTATTTGCTGTTCTGTTAGCCCTTCTAAAGTAAATTCTTCATTAATTTTTTGAATTGATTGTCCTAAAATCTCTAAAGAGCTAGCAGAAGCTTTTATTATACCCGTAGTAGTGCTCTTTAGTAGATCAGCTATTTGTTCAGATCCTAGACCTGTTATTCTTGTTAATTCTCCTGCTACTCTAGCTAAACTTTCTGGAAACATTTCCAGTCTTGCAATTTCAACTTCTAGTAATATAACTTCTTGTCTGAGCTTTTCAACCTCTGCTGCACTTTGTCCAAAAAGTCCAAAAAATGTAGAGGTATCCCCTTTGGCTATCTGTGCCTGTTTTTCGGCAAGAAGTTTTTGAGCTGATACTAATTTAAGAGTGTCAGAAAGTCGGTCCGTAGTTTGACCGGCCTGAAGCCATCTACCAATGCCTTCTTCAATGTCTGCAAGACTAAGTACGGTGTTATCAATTTCCTTTCTTAGATTCTCAATTGTTTTAGGTAGCTCTTCTAACTGCCTATCTGTAGCACCAACCTCTTTCAATCTTTTAATGAGAGCTTCAGAGCCGCCAGCTGCTGACAGGGTTAATCCTAGAAATCCTTGTCTCAGATTTTCACTAGCTTGAGATAAGTCTACAAATAAGTTTTTTACGGCTAAAAGCAGGTCTACATCAAATAGAGTACCTAATAGTTGAGCAGCCCCAACAATTAAAAAGATAGATCCAATAACTTTATTAAGAAAAGTAAAAGCTATTGATAACGCTTTTACGGCGAAGTTAAGGCCGTTAGTTAAAATGGTTAACGCTTTAACTTTAGTACCTGCACCATCTAATGCTTTTTGATAGGTACTCATAATCGCAGTAGCGTCTCTATAGGCAGCAGTCTGCTTTTTTCCAGAGTTTTCTAATTGTTGTTGAGCTAGAGTAAGAGTAGCTATATCTTTTTTAATCTCTGCAGGAGTTAATTGTGCACCTGCTAAAAATCTTTGTCTAGCTCTAGCAGCTTCTGCGGCTACATCTCTTTCTACTCCCTTTTGGGCAAATCTGCCTTCTGCAGCGGATAAACCACCTCTCTTAGTGATTTCTGTATTAAGCGCTGCAACACTTTCTTTAATACCCTCAAAACTGGCCTTAGATTTAGCAGCAGTAGCCGCTAACTGATCAGAGTAATTAGCTAATTTATTAATACTACCAGCAGCCCATGCTGAGATATCAGTTAACGCTCTCTTAAATACTAGCCCAAGTAATCCACCAAACACTACTAAAGAGTTACCTAAGTTATCTGTTATAAAAGATATTAAAGGCACTAAAGCATTAGCTACTAATTGTGCGAATACAGTTGTTAATTCTGATATTTGAACTTGTAATCTTTCTAGAGTTTTTTGTGCGGAAGCAGATGTCGTATCGATAGCTCCAAACTTACGCAATCCTTCTTCAATCGCAGCATTAGCAAATGCTTGACGTCTTTGAAATTCATTTAAAGAACTAGCACTCACACCCAACTGTTTAGCATATGCTTGAACAGCTGGTTCTATACGTGTGAAAATACCTAATTCATCTAAAAGTTCAGGTTCGAGTTTCGCCACACCTCTAGTAATACGCTGTAGAGAGTCAGTAAAATCTCTTCCTAAAGCTTTAGAGGCTTTAAGTGCGACAGTTGTAAAACCTTCAATCTGTTTAGTATTAAATCCAGCGCTAAGGGCAATGTTAGCATTTTGGGCTGCTTCTGTTAGAGTTAGCTGCCCCTGTGTAATACTATTTATAGATTGTAAAATACGTGGGCCACTTTGACCTATTTGAGCTGCTAGAGTTTTTGTACCCTGTACAATGGTCTCAGCTTGTGCTGCTTTAGCCAGTGCGGAAAAAGCTTGTTGTAACGCAAAAACAGTGGCGGCAGCAGCAGCGTATGCCCCTACTAAACCACCCAATCCTGTGGCTTGAGATGAGAAAGCACGACCCGCACTGGCCGATGCTTGGCCAAGGCGGGTCTGACTTCTATTTAGAGTCTCTACGTCTTTTGTTACTTTTGCTGCTCCAGTACTACTAAATTGAGTCTGGATGATATTTTTAATTACAGCCAAGTTATCTTCTCACTTTTGCCTTGTTCTTAGACGACGTTTCTTTCATCTTTTGCTGTTGGCGATAATGCTCTTCAAAAACTCCATGAGCCACAAGTATTAAATCAAAAACCTCTCGCCTATCGTCAACCTCATAAATGCTCATAAAAGTTTCAAGGCAAGAATAATCTTTTCCTAACCAGGTACCGTTCATACCTTCTATTCGATCAGGTAATATATTAAATAAGATAGTAGCCATTTGGCTATTGTAGGGAAGTGAACCTAGCTCTCTAGGTATTTCGCTATCTCTAGGCTCCCAGCCCATTTGCTCGCACATAGCAAAGTATTGCTCTTGTGTCATACCACCTCCGTGCAATTGACTACGGAGGAAGTCTTTTAGTTTTTTGCGTCTAACTCTTTTCTATCTTGCTCAAAATTCTCAAAATCGTTAAGCGTATCGGTAATAAAGGTATCAAAAAGTGAAGAATTTTTTAGCAAATCTAAAGCATCTTCGGCTGAATAGGGGATTTCCTGCTTAGGATCCATTTTCGTCATATCAACAGGGATAAGTTGTCCAAGTCCCTTAAGTGTTAGCCCACTCCAACCTTTAATTACCGCATCAGCATAAGCCTCTAAGAATTTGTCATTATCAACTTCTTCTTCACGCTGGCGAGTGCGTTTATTAAACTTATAAACCAGGGCACTATTTCTAATTTTAATAAGTCGGTCTCTTCCAATATAACAAACTTTGACCTTAAACCCCTCGATATCAGGGAACTCTACTTCTGTAACTTTTTCTGTTACCATTAAATTCTTAACTAAACTCATTATTTCCTCTCGTTTCTGTAAAAAAGGGTAGCTACCATATCCAACTTGCTATTAGTGAGGGGGGGTCTAATAGCTTGCTGAGGTAGCTACCCATCTAAATTTAGATAAACTATACCCCCTCAAGTATAGTTTATAGTAGTATTATGATGCCGCTGACACCACCATTACTAGTTCTCCGCCTGTTCCACGGGTAGCAGTAGGCTCTTGAGCTAGGAATTCTACAGAGATACCAATAATATCTTCTACAGTGTGGGTTGGGAAGTTAAATTGAACAGCTGGCATGTATGTAGCCACAAACGGAGCAGATGTTCCACCGATCTTTAAGTTTGCATTACTGTACTGTGCAATACTAGTTCTAGTGTCGTTAGTAATATTGCGTAGGAACTGAGCACTCTCGTCGTCTCCTGCACGTAGATATGCTGTAAAGTTTCCAGTAATTGTTCGTGATCCTGTAAATTGACCGATTGGGCTGTTAAGAGCAGCTAACTCTTCAGGAGTTAGATAAGTAAGAGCGTTGGAATACGTAAATCCAAGACCAGTTACTGGGAATGTATAGGTGTCACCGCTTTGTCCTTCCGGTGCGTGTTGTACCTCTATAGCACTTAATCTATTCTGAATAAAAGCACTAGTAGTTACAGTTCCAGCTACGTTATATCTAGCATAAGTGTGATATCCGTGCGGGGCAGTGTTAGAGTCGTAGTGTGTGTTTCCAGTAATAGAAGTACCGTCATTTAGAACACCGCCAATAACAGAAATAATATTGTCTCTTGCGCTTCCAGTTAGCTCTACAAAGTCAGTACCAAATCCACTCCAGCTAGTAGTAGCAATAGAGTCAATAGCTGCGTCAATAGAAGCTTCGTTAACAGTAGCATTCTTTACTTGATATACTACATTATCCATTTTGATATACATATTATATTCTGTAGCACGTGCGAAGTTAGAGGTGTGCGCTCTAGTGTTTCCACTAGCTGCTCTAGCTGCTAGATTTAACTTACCAGTGGGCTCCCATATACTTTGTAGCTCTGAAGAAGCACCTAATCCAGCAGCAAATGTAGTATTTGACATAAGAGCCTGCCATAGGAACCAGTCTGCTAGTGGTTGAGAGTTTCCAGTAGGATCCACTCCCGAAGCGCCTGAGTTATTAATTACACCAGTTGGGCGTAGATAAGTTTGGAAATTCCACTCAGTTGGGTTAATAGCAGTATTAAAACGCTGAGTACTACGATCAGGCGATAAACCACTCTCTAGTGATGTAATATCCTGAGTAGCAGCAGCTTGACTAGCGGCATATCCGGCAAGTACTTCTACTCGCCAAGTATTAGTAGGAGTAAGATCTGCAGGATCTACGTTAGCAGCAGAAATATCTACTGTAGACATATAAACTTCAGAGTTTCTTTGAAGGTTTAGTGATGAAGCCATTTTAGCTTTCTCCTTTAAGTTTTAAAGATTTCAAAGCGAGTACTAAGAAATATTTCAGCCATACCATACGGATGTAATAGACCAGAATCTGTCAGTACGGTAATAATATTTATATCAAAAAGCTGAAGAGAAGAAGTAAACGTTAGATTATATATAATATGCTCTACATCCAAAATCAAATCGTTAATTTGATTGACGGGGTCATCACCATATACATAACATCTTAAGGTTGTTTCAACTCTTGCTTCTGTATTGTTGTTAGTATTGAATTTTCTAGTTTCTCGACCTGAGGTAATATAGATAGACGGGAAATCATTTATTTCGTCTAAAAATTTTAAACCCCTATATACATTATCACGTAAATCTGTTTTAAAATTATAGTTAGGGTCATAAGGAGATGCTCTCCCGTCTATTTGTTTTATTGCATTTACTAATAGATCGTTAATTTGGGTTCTGTTTGACATCTCTTTATTCTTTCTTTAGTATAACACGCTAAACTAAGTTTGGCAAATTTTATTTTTTAAAGTTCTATTCTTCTTGTAGTGACCTGCCGTTTAAACTGTGATTGCATAACTGATCTAATAGAGTCTTCCACTAAACCTCCTATCTCATAACCAGAACGTTCTAGTCTTTGATAGTAGGGTTCATAAAAGTAGTCAACCGTATTCTGCCTAACATTGAAATAAGCTTTAATACTGTTTCGAAAAGTACCAGTTCGCTCATATATCTTAGAAGGACGAGGCTTACCCGTACCTCTACGCATTTTTTGTTTTGTACGACGTTGCACGGCAACAGTTACATCAATAAATGAATCTTCAGGTAATTCTTTTCGTTGTTCTTCTTCTTGTGCTATTCTTAGATTTTTACCTTTTTTCATTATACCTTTAGAAAGAGGTATACTATTTAAAGTATAATAAATTAGATCTATATTTTCTGTAGGTTTAGGCTTCTTAGCTCTAGCCTGACCAAAAGATATTGTAGTAGGCACTACTTTAGAAGTTCTTAATCTACTAGCAATACTACCTAAATTATTAGAGAGTAATTGTTGCTCTTTAAAATTTAACAAAGATATGTCTAATAAAGCATTTTTAGCTGTATTTACAATTTGCTTTTCAAAGCTTGTCTGTATAAAGTAATTTATGGTACCCTCGGAGTCTATATAGCTACCAAAGATAGGGGCTTTAAATTTTTCTCGTGGAAAAAAAATCTGATAGGCATTTACACTACCTTCAGTTTTTGCGAAAATAGTAAGATTCTTACTTTTTTGGTATGCCGGTTCATGTATGGTGGTAGAAGCATTCTTTGCTAAAAAATTAAAAAGATTTGTACCCGATTTTATTTGTCTTAATGTCTGAAAAACTCTTTTTTCAACATTTGGTTTTTGAGCATCTTTTTGGGTAGAGGTTATGATCTCATTTATTATACTGTCGCTAAGTCTACCTGAACCTATGACAGTACGAGTTCTAGAGGTCTCAAGCTTTCGTTGTAATTTAGCCTCAATTCGTAAAATTTCACCTGATTCGTTATCCAGTTCAAAAATACCTAGATTACGACTAATTTCTAATGCGGCTTTACTCTCGTCAATATAATAGTCTTGTATAAGTCTGGGATTCCCAGGTACTTTTTTAGCCCCATATACAGTTGCCCCTAATACTCTTTCTAGCTTTTGCTGCAATCTTGTTCTAGAAGCTTCATCTGCTGCTTTTATATATGAATCATATAATCGTAATAATGCAGGACTTTCTGAAAATGAAAGAGCAGATATACGTATGTTAGTCATTATTTAATCAACCTATAAAGATTCAATATACGGCGTACCTGGGGTGGAAAGTCATCTATACCAAGTTTATAAGAGTTTATAGTCTCACCCTGCATAGTAACTCTATCACTACCAGAACGACCTTTATAAATAACTTTAACCATCTCGAGAGCTGCTAGCTTAAGATCTGAAGGTATAGTATTGTAACCACCATTATAATAAACTTTAATTCCATTTGGGTAGTTATAGAACTTAAGAGGTCTAAAAAATCCAAGTTTAGGAGTACCACCCCCATCTCCAGTATTAAAACTAATTTCTCCTGTAGTAGAGTAGAAAGAGTATTCGTTTACTAATCTTGATATGTCTGACATCTGAGTAGAGTTATCAGAGCCATCAAACCGCATTAATAGTTTAGTATTTTGATCTTGCCTAGTTGGATAGCTAGGAGCAGTAAAATTAGCACTATATTCTGCTACGTGACTGATTTTTAGATCATCTAAATATCCGGTTAAATAATTAGAAGTAATTCCACGACCGATGTTAATCCCGGTGTTAAAGTTAGGAATTGAATTAGCGGAAGCAAGAGTAGCTACACTGGTACCGTTTCTGTATAGTTTAATATTAGTAGAATCTCTAACAAGAGCTAAATGATAAAATTGATTAGCGGTATATCCAGTATTAGATCCCTGTCTAACAACTATATTTTCTACCCCGTCTACAACAGTCAAGAACCTAAGCCCAGAAGAGTCAAAATCTAAAGAAAGTTCCCAATAGTTATCAGTGCTACCACTACTAAGTAGAGTTTGTACATTTGAGCTAACATTATCAAACCTAGCTTGTACTTCTATCGTAAAAGGATCTACACCGAAATCCCAGTCTGCATTAGTATCTGTTAGCAAATAGCTAGAGCCATCAAATCGAGCACTAGATCTATTAAATTTTTTTACACGAGTTTTTAGAACTGGATTACCAAAGTTAGATACAGTATGAGACTGTCCTTCCACAATAATAGGTTCACCATTAGTACCAGGCCCGCCTAATATCTTATAGTCTTTTCCATCATAATGCGATACTTCATCTACCCTATTAATAGGCGGGTAGGATACAAATACAGAAGATATACCCCCATCAAAATATTCAGTATAATTATTAGCAGCAAAAGTACGACCACAATAAGACTCTACAAGAGAAGTTACTTGTGTAGCTATATTAGCTAATCTACCATCTTCATCTGTATTAATAGTTTTGATAACTAAAAAGTCTTTAATCTCTGCTAAATTAATTAAGTTGGCCATCTAACTCCTCCAATTTGCGAGTAATAGAGTGTGTAGTAAGTCTAATAGGGGATGAGTCTCTAATACTGGCGTGCTTAATTTCCCATGCTTGAATCTGGGTGTATTTTTCTGATTCTATTTTATGCTTTTCAATATCTTCTAAGCTAAAAAAATTGTAAGCACCATTAAAAGAGTTACCCGAAGCGGTATACTCTCTAAAAGCCGTTTCAAAGGTTACATATTGCTTTCTAGCAAGCTCAATTAACATTACTTTTGTTTGGAAATCCAAGTTCAATACCTTTCTTTTTCCAGGATTCTAATTTATAAGGACTTTCTAACTCATAAAATACGGGTCCTAAATTGTAGGCTTGAGTAGTTGTACTAACTAAACCTGGCAGGGCTTCTAAGTAGAAAATAGATAAAGAAGGAGTAAATTGCTTGTTCAGTAAGCTTTCTACTTTAATCCAAAAAAAGGTACCTAAATAACTATACTCTTCCTCTAATTTAAAAGGTTTTAAAAAATTTTTCTTCTTGATAATACAAGAACCAAATGTTTTATACTTAGTGTTTTCAAAAGGCAACTTAGTTGCGTTGTCTAGAGTATAGTGGTATAGCACATCTGTCCATAAACCCGTAGCAAGCCCATCTTCAGAGTCAGGATGATAAGAAGTGCCTTTAGAGTGATTATAGTATAGTACTCCTTTTTGTGTACTACTTAGTAGTTTAGGGAGGCTAATATTAAAAAAATGGCCTACCTCTCTCATAGAGGTATTTTGCACCGTAATAACCTCATATCCTAGTTTAGTTAGGATAGAGTAAACATGGTCGTAAATATCAGACTCGGGGGCAACACGTACTATAGTTGCAATTTTTATTCCATCAAAAAAGTCCCGATATTTGATAGCATAAGATACTAACTTTAATACGCTGGGATGGTCTAAACAATGAACATGGCAGATGTGATGTTTTAACATATATGTACCTATAGTAATAAGGGGGAGGGCTGTGCCCTCCCCCTCCTATAACCAGCTAGTTATAATAACCAGTATTATGAGCTAGCAGTAGTGATAAGTCCTGCATATGAGTAACGAGCGCTTAGGGCTGCATCTGCAACAGTTGTAAGGGCTTTAAAGTCCATACGAGTGCTGAGATACATAGCAGTTACTTGCTGCTGTGGTAGATATTCACTCTCGATTTCCATTGCACGACGCTCACCGATAATAAATCCAGGCTTATAAACTAGAACACCAAGATTTGAATCAGCGGCTCCGGCAGTGTCCATGAATTCTGAGATGAAGATTGGGATACCGTATACAGCACCAACACTACCAGTTAGATAAGTAGCTTGAGCTCCGAACTTATCTACAGTTTGGAAATCTGTGTTAGTTACAAGGTTATTATAACCTTCTACTGACGTAATATAGGCTAGGTTGCTTCCAAGAGCTAGACCATACTTTCCAAGAGTAATACGAGACGCAGCAATATCACCAGGATCTGCCTTATCAATAGTAGTTCCAGTCTTAGTCACAAGACCGCCAACTGCAGCAGCTAGTTCTACAACACCTTTAATAACTGATGGATATGCTCCAGCAGCAGTTAGAGTGTTTGAAGATGAGAACGCACTTAGAGCTCCGTTACCGCGTAGAAGTGCTTTATCAATTCCACGTGATAGACGACGAGTAGCTGCTTGACGTAGGAAGTCAATAAGAGGAAGAATAGTATCTTCTTCTTCGTCTTTTGCGATGTGAGTAGCTACCATGAACTTCTTTGGGCTTAAAGTAACAGCACCAATTTGTGCTTGACGAGAAGTTGGTACAGTAGTTGTGTCACTTACGCCAGTAGCAAAAGATCCACTTGGGAACTGAGCCACGAAGTCGCTAGTATCTTCATCAGCAACTGGGATACGGAAATCTTTTGAGTTTACTTCAATGCGATTAAACATTGGAGCAACTACTAGCTGCTGCTGCATTTCGTTATATACGTTAGTACTAAATGCTTCGTTTAGATTGCTGTCAGTTAGAACAGCTTTCATACGATCACCTAGTTTTGTGTCAAACACATTCCACTTATTTAGTGCACGAGCAAGGAATACTGCATTTGACTTTTCTGAGTCAGTAAATTGTGCAGCAGTTCTAGTGCTTTCTTGATAGTGCATTTTGCTATTTTGCATTGAGCTTACTTGCTCACGATATGCTTTTAGTTGTCCTTTAAGCTCTGCTAGCTCTTCCATTACACGGTTATCGACTGGGCGACCAGTCTCTTGTGCTTGGTATTCAGCAGCTTCTGCCTTGAGCACAGCCTCTCCAGTTTTTTCTACTAGCTCGGCTACACGTGGCTCTGATACCTTAGTTGTCGAAGCTTTGGTATCGATTTTAATTGGTTCACCTACATTTTCAGTAGTCATAGTTTTTTTCTCCTCTAGAGTTTTTTGTATATTATGGCCATATACTTTTAACATAAGATCTCTGTTGCTTTCCTGAGGAAGCTGCTTTAGAGTCTCAACAACCATACAAATTTTATTAGCTAAACTAAAATGGGCTTCATTCCATTCAGTATAACTTAGGCTTACAAGATTAATTGAATCATTTAAGGCTCTTTGTAGTTTTTTACTAGCAGCAATTTCGGGAGTATTTTTAAGTTGAATGAGCGATAACTCATCAATATTAATGCTACTCTTAAACTTGCTGATAACATTAACTTGCTCTTCGTCTGTAAATGATTTAATATTATCTAAGTAAAGATTAATGTCAAATTCAGTGTCTAAATCCCAGTAGTTAAGAACAGTAATTTCAAGGGCTGAGGCAGTAATAGTTTTATCTTTTAAATTACCATTAACGTCACATTCCACAAACTCGAAGTTGGTATTATCGGCAGTGGCAATTTTTACAGTCTTATATCGGACCCCATTGATTACTACATAGGTTTTAGTAGTAATTTTTGCAGTATCCTCACCTAGTAAGTTTACAAAGGGTATTTGCTTCATAGGGTCTTCTATGACTACTTCTTTGTCTTCATTACTGTTTTCTTTTAATTCTTTTTCTTCAGTAGATTCTGACTCTGCTACAACAAATTTATTTTTGAAATCTTCATAGGCAGAATCGTTTTCAAAACTCTTTCTAATAGAAAATAGAGAATTTTGATTTGCTGGAACACTTACTACTGAAATTTCTAATAGCTCGACATCTTTTATGAAAAAAGTATCTGTACGCTTATCATAATCAGCATCTTTTACCCGAAAACCAACACTGAAACTTTTTAACACGCCATCAGAGATTAAAGTTTTAACCCCATGCTGACGCTCTGCTGCTTCACTAACATTAGCCTCGACAAAAATACCTTTCTTATCTACTGTTACCGAATTTACACGACCAATTGGTTTTCCGTGATCGTGTTGATACAGCAATATAGGATTCCGTCTAAAATTGTCTATACCTTTTGTCCAAGCTTCTGGGAGTACAATATCTCCCGTTCTGTCTTTTTCACTTGTATTAGCATAGCCAGCAATTTTAAAAGCTTTTTCACTAACGCCTTTTACAGTTATATCATCGGTAGTGATAAAAAATTTTTTATCCATCTTTTGCTTGCTCCTCATTGTTTGGAAGTGCTGTCTTCAGGTAGAGTATCTACACTCTCATTAGTCGGCCTACCACCCACTTCTGGATTTACAGCACTTCCGGTAATATTTTGGGGAAGCCTAATTAAATTAGTTTCAGGAGTCTCTAATGCTTTAAACCCTAAACGAGAACGAGCTTCGTCAGGAGTAATTATGCCTGAGTTTACTAAACTAACATAATATTGACTTTGAGTTCTTAGATCTGGTTGTAGAGCAGTAATAACTGTTTTATCGGGAGTTATGCGTACAGAATTAAAATAGTGAGCAAAAGCGCTAGCAAACATTAGGACTATTGGTAGAACAGTATGTTCATAAAATAGAACTTGATTGGCTGCAATATTTGCATTATTGCCACTCTTCATTAACACATAAGGCACGCCCATTGCTTTGGCCATGTCTTGCTCTAGTCGCTCAACACTGTTTTCAAAATCTAAACTTTGAAAATTAATGTCGCTAAACTTATCAATTTTTAGTCCACCGTCGAGTATTGCCGGACTACGGGCTCCTTCAAAGATAGTAGCGTAAGAATTACGCCAGCTTTGTAGAAGTCTTTCTTTAATTTTAGTGTTTAGAACTGAATCGGTAGTAAGAACTACACCCGGTACCGCATTATTTTTAAAAAACTGACGTTGAAACTTTAAAAGGGCGTTGTATATATTGATAATATTTGATATACTTTTAATGCGAGATTTGCCTCTAAAAATACTTTCATCGTTATCTTCTTTAATGTGTATTATCTCATCTGCCCTAAACTCTATTACTTGTTTTTTGCTCTGTCTGACTGCACTATAACTAGATGACCCACCACCATGAATTAGAAAGATATAACCTTTTACAAATGTTTTTGGGTCTGTAACAATTTCTACATCATTTGCTGGTAGTACATATAAATGAGTACCGTCATAGTAGAAAAACGCATTACCGTCAAGAAGTAAATCAAAGTATGCACGACGCATAAGTCTGATGCGATCTTCAAACGGATTAGGGCGATCATTCAGTAACTTATTAAGTTTTTTAACTGGGCCTTCACCTGATGTTGCAAACGGTATCTCTACGCAAGCATTCACAATCATTTCTACAGCACGATGGATAACTTCAATTTGGTCATAGGCAGCTCTAAAATCAACATTAGAGTCGGGCTGTACAAAAGGTTCTCGGCTATGAATATAAGTTTGGACAGGATTAAGCTTCAGTCTGTCCGCTAACCAACCTATCGGTCCCCTCGCCATCTAAATTTTCTCCATATCGGGCTTTTTGACGTTCTAACCACTCTTTAACTTTTAAAGCAGTATAGTTAGAATAACTTTTTCCAAATAATTGATGTAGCCTGCTGTGATGAGTCTTACATAGCGAGTACAAGTTACTATTATCTAATTTTTCTGCGCAATCTAACTCAAATTGTTGTCTGTGTAGGATAATTTCTTCGGGAGTATTAATCACTACTCGATTTCGCAGGGACCACTCGTCCCATAACTCACTTACGCAGTATAAATGATGTAGTTCAATTTTTTCTGTAGAACAACAAATATAACAAGGTTCACGCTGTTTGTATCGACTTTTCATACCGTCGCGAATATATTTAACAGGCTCTCGCTTTAACATTACTTTTGATTTCTTAATTTATTATAAGTCTAATACTCAAAATAGTCAAAATATTTCTTTTTTGAAATGAGATGTTGGCTACGAATATATACTAACAGCACTATTTTTATTATACGAATATATTGCATAACGTATGGCGTCACAACAGTGAGAAGTCCAATCATGATAAGGTTTTGATTTTTCTGTACGAGAATTCCAGCGATATGCCGTCATGCTTTTAAAAGAGTAAGATGCAGTTTCTAAGTCAAAAAAGAGTTTATTTTGTTCTACTAACGTTTGAATATGCGCTATACCGTCATTAACACTTTTAACAGCATTATCGCAGGCAATGTCATAGTCATAGGCTAAATCTGCCTTAGTTTGTTGAGCTGCAGAATCAATGTAGATATTTTCAATATTCCAAT